ATCAAACTCGCAGAAGCAGAAAAGGCTGATGTAGAGAATAAAATAGAAGCTGCGGCTCCTCAAGTTTCAGTAGCTACTTAGTAAAAAGCTACATCGTTGAATAAATTCAATTCACATTACAGGCTCTCTTGCGCTCTATTAAAATGTAGTATATAGTTTTATTACTATACAATTATTAAAAGAACATAGACGCGTATAGTCGACGGCCTAGAGACTATGTTCGGAAACTAGGAGGATATAATTATGGCATCAACAACGTTTAACGGACCGGTACGTTCGGAAAAAGGTTTCCAAGTTGCAACTAAAAATGCAACTACGGGAGCAATAACAACTAGAATGAGTTCAGGTATGCCTGACTTAACTGGTTTATCGGTATCAGATGTAGCAACAGCATCTAGTTTAACACTAGCGGCAGACACTATATCAATAGTAAACTATACAGGCGCAGCAGCTGCTGCTTGCACATTACCTGCAGCAACGCAAGGAACTATTGTAGTTTACGCACAAGCAAAAGACACAACTGGTGGAACAGCTACATTAACTTTTGATGCAGCAGGTTCAGATGTTTGGGCAACTGGTTCAGTAATTGAATCAAGAAATTCAAGTGAAGTAACTTTTGATACTTCAGCATCAGGTGAAACTCAATTAGTTTTCACACCAGCTGACGCTGCAACAAACTTATTCACAACAGGAAGCATGATTGCTTTTATTTGTTATGAAAAAGGAACATGGCATATTGCATCTAAAATGGGTGGCGCAGCAGACGCTACTACTGGTGCATTTGCATTTGCATCGTAATAAATAAACAAACTCGGGGCGCCTGGTAATGCAGGCGTCCTTTAAAAGGAGGACAACACATGGCAGACACAGTATTAAATACAACTGTATTTGACGGAGCAAAAAAACTAATCACACACTATAATGTGGTTTCAGATGGAACAGGTGGCACAACTAAAATAGTTGATGTTTCTAGTTTAGCAACTAACAACGGTAAAACTTGTAAAACTGTAAGACTTAACAAAGTCAGTTTTAATGTTTCTGTAACAGCACCAGCTGATGCTTTACGTATGGACTGGGATAATTCAGGAACAAATATAGTATTTCAAACATTAGCAGGTGAAATGGAATATGATTATTCTAGTTTTGGTGGTTTAAAAAATACCGAGGCTACTAATTTTACTGGTGATGTTAATATAACTTTACCAGCTTGCACATCAGGAGACACTGGAACAGTCGTTTGTGAATGGATTAAAGTTTACGAATCGTAGGAGTTTAAATGGCTAATACTACTTCGGGAACAACAACGTTCGACAAAACTTTTGCTATTGATGAAATAGTAGAAGACGCGTTCGAACGTCTTGGATTACAAAACGTTGCAGGTTATCAACTTAAATCTGCAAGAAGATCTCTTAATATCTTATTTCAAGAATGGGGTAATAGAGGTATTCACTATTGGGAAATAGCAGACCTTAATATTGATTTAATTGAAGGACAATCAGACTATGATTTCTTTAGATCAAGTGATGATGGGACAAGTGCTGTTTCTACACCAGCAAACGTTTATGGAATATCCGATGTCCTTGAAGCGCAACTAAGGTCTAATAGAACTCAAACAACACAATCAGATTCACCCATGACAAAAGTGGATAGATCTACTTATGCAGGTTTTTCTAATAAATTATCTAAAGGAACACCTAATCAATATTGGGTGGAGAGGTTTATAGATAAAGTTAGAATACATATTTACCCAACACCAGATTCTACAAACGCATCTAAAGATATGCATATCTATTATATAAAAAGAATTCAAGATGTTGGCGATTATACTAATGCAACAGATGTGCCATTTAGATTTGTACCATGTATGATATCTGGATTAGCGTATTATTTATCACAAAAATATCAACCACAACTTATGCAAGCTATGAAATTAGCTTACGAAGATGAATTAGCAAGAGCGTTAGCAGAAGATGGCTCTGCTTCTAGTACATATATAACACCAAAAGCTTATTATCCGGGAACATAATGACAATAGTAACAAAAGGAATGGGAGCAATTTTAAAAGGCAGAGCAGTAACAAAAAAATTAAATTTAAAAACTTTAGATGAAAAACTTGAAAAACTTGCTAAAGAGAAAAAAATTAGAAAATTAAAACAAGATGAAGAAGTTATGGAAAGGACTGGTTTCCCATTTAAACAAGCGGAGGATCCTGAATAATGGCAAAGTACGCAACAGGTAAATACGCAAAAGCAATATCAGATAGATCTGGTATGGAGTTTCCATATAGAGAAATGGTTAGAGAATGGAATGGCTCTTTTGTGCATGTAACTGAATTTGAACCAAAGCAACCACAATTAGAACCAAAGCCTATGAATGGTGATGCAATATCTTTACGTAATGTTAGACCTGATAGAATAGAAACAGCAGTTCCTAATCTTTTACCTTCAAACGCTTTTACTATCACTAATGCATCAACAACTGTTTCGGTAAATGAGCCAGATCACGGTAGATCAACTAGTGATACTGTTAGATTTAGAGACGCTTCTAATGTTGCAAATTTACCTGCTGCAACAATAAATGCATCAGGGGGGTATACAATTACTAAAGTTGATGATAATAATTATACTTTTAATTCTGGAGTTACGGCTTCAGTAACATTGGAAGGAGGAGGTGACATAGCTTCAGCAGGGCCAGTCACAGTAAGCGCATGATACAACATATTATAAATTTAATTAAAGGTTTGTTCACACCTAAAAAAGAAATGGATCCACACGAAGAATTATATTTACATACACCAGAACCAGAAATTCCTGTGCATGTTGAAGAAAAACCAGAGCATTGTGGTAGTCATTTAAGATATAGAAAAAGCTGTCCAGACTGCATAGCTATTGTAGGAGAGAAGTAATGGCAGGATTAAGTGCATCAGGATTAAAAACTCAAATTAAAAGTTATACTGAAACAGATTCAAATGTCTTATCAGATTCTGTTTTAGAAAATATAATACTTAATGCTCAGTATAGAATATTTAGAGATGTGCCTATTGATGCAGATAGAAAACAACAAACTGGTAATTTAGTTGCCGGTCAAGAATCTATTAACGCACCAGCAGGATCTTTATTTATTAGAGGTATACAAGTATATGATTCAAGTTCAGTTATTACAGGAGCTAATGTTTGGTTGGAGAAAAAAGATTATACGTACTTACAAGAATATCAAGATGTAACAGGAACATCTGCAGCTCAAGGTAGACCTAAATATTATGCAATGTATGGTGGAGGTACAGGAGAATCTGATACAACATCAGGGCGTATAGCTTTTTCACCGGTGCCGAATACTACTTATAAATTTAGAGTTCACTACAATAAAATGCCTGATCTTTTAGAGGGTGATGGCACTAATTATATTAGTATGAATTTTTCGAATGGGCTATTATATTGCTGTTTATCAGAGGCATACGGCTTTTTAAAAGGTCCGATAGATATGTTGACTTTATACGAAAATAAATATAAACAAGAAGTACAGAAGTTTGCTAATGAGCAAGTTGGAAGAAGACGAAGAGATGACTACACTGATGGCGCTGTTCGTATACCAATAAACTCAGCAAACCCGTAGGAGATTAAATTATGGCAATAACATCAGCGATATGTTCTAGTTTTAAACAAGAACTTTTACAAGGTAAACACAGTTTTGAATCTTCAGGTGGACACACTTTTAAGATTGCGTTATTTGATAGTGATGCAACTTTAGGTGCTTCTACAACAGGCTATTCAACATCAGAAGAAATTACAAACACATCTGGCACTGCATATACTGCAGGTGGAGCAACTCTTACGAACTCAGGAGTTTCACTATCTTCAACAACTGCATTCACAGATTTTTCTGATGTAACTTATTCTTCTGCTTCTTTCACTGCTAACGGTGCATTAATATATAACACAACAACAGACGGTGGTTCAGGCACAACTAA